TACGCCACTGTGCATAACGGCCCCACGCATAGGCCAATACCACAATCAGGCCTAGATCAAGCCACGTTAGTTCAAATGTCATATGTAGTTCTTTTGTTCACTTCTAATTCGTCTGCACTCTTCACGTACAGCTGGAGGGTAATCGGGATGGAATTCGGCTAGGCTGCAGTCATAGACCCTGTATTCTTCGCGGGGCGCTATGAACCAAATCGCCCAGGTCAGGGCCACGGCTATTACGGAGGCTATGACAACTAAGGCTAGGGTCTTCACTGGATTACCCTATCTTCTTTGTACTGTCTATCTGAGTAGATCTTATGGCCTCTAGCACGTACTAGATCCACTATCTCCTGGGGCGTGTCTTTGAACATGACTTGTATGTCCTTTAGGCTCACGTCGGGGTCTACCTGTACTGTATAGATCTCATAGTTACGCTGGGGGTTGGCTCTGGCTCTGAGTATCAGGAAGTCCAAGTGGGGTATGCGAGCAGAGGGCTTCTCACCTTTGAGTGCCGCCCACATCATGTCCTTCTCAAAGTCAGTTAGATTGCAGGAGTACTCTAGCCCCAGGCAGTCCCAAACTAACAACAGTGTATGGGGTTGGGTGCGTTTCTTAGACATGAGATTTAGCAATCAATTTGAATAGGCCCTTCTTGTGCTTGGGTTGCCAGAACTGGGCTCCTTCTCCACAGTTTTCAGGCTTAGAGGCCCACGTCTGACGAGCCACACTGCATCGTTCGTAGTAGGCCTCTTCGTGTTTAGGTCCTGTAACAGGATCTACAGTAGTCTTGGCTTCCACATGCCTTAGACGACAGCGTAGGGCAATACTAGGGGGCAACCACCAGTCACCCCATGATCTAAAGCTGTGTTTGCAGTCTTTGCATAATAGTGTTTCAATCACGATTTATCCAATCTTGTGCTCGTTGACGTGCCGCTTCCGGATCCTGCTCATAGCCCTTGATAGCTTCGCGAAGAGCCTCTTCAACCAGTTGATTAAAGGTAACGTCACGCTCATGTGCCAGCTTCATGTATTTAAGTAGCTCTGCATCGGGCATGTCAATTGGTATGCTCACGCGGGTATCGTAGTCTTCACCTGCTACAATGCTCAGAGCCTTTTGGATCCAGTCGTCGTCGCACTCTAGATCAATCCATTTGACATCATCCCAAGCTTCGTTGTCTCTAGGATTGTGTTTGTAGTCTTCGTTAATTAAACGATAGGCACGGTTGTGTTTGTAGTCGCAGGCCTGTACTTCATAGACTTCTTGCGTCTTTTGATCAAAGATGATCTCTAAACTGTAGCCATCTTGATCACCGCTCCACGATGACAGCGCATAGGCTCCACCGTAGGCATAGTAGTCACTGCCCTCAGTGATACGATAGTTGGTGACTTCCATCCATTCTTTAAGTGTAATCATAATTCAATTGCCTTTCTAAATAAGATCTCTTGACGTGCAAATGCATCCAATTCCCAGGGTTGATCCAGATAATGTGTACGCTTATTATAACGCTTGCCCATCCAGATCCTTGCTTGATTTGGCAAGAACTTCATCTGCCCTTTAGCCAATTGTCTAACGTGTACCATTTCGTGTGCCAATGTTGTGCCCATTTCTAATAGGCTAGCTTTGGTAACTCGTTTTGGTTGTTTAATCAATACTAGGTAACAGTCTGCAATTTCGATATTGAGTGTAGCACCTTGCATGCCTTCTTCAATTTCATCTGTAACTTTAACCAGTACCGCCCTACGACTGCGAGTCAACCCCAATTGCTCAATCATAGAAGGCATTAGGCTGTCTAAGAACTTGCTAACCTGCGGGGTTGTTGCTTCAACTAGATATTCCATAGTACGCTCTCTGTTGTCTGTATGCGTTAATTATACAGTCAATAGGGCGGCCTGTCAATAGTTTTTTGAGTTTAAGCGGACAGCTTCTTCCACTTTATTAGCCAATGTGTATAGTCTTGTTCTTTGAGTTTGGCTGTGATAGCAAATTGGTATCCATAATTAAATGGATCTGCATGTCTATGCCATTCTGGTGTTTCAACTGCATTTTTCATAATCCATTGTCCTTCTTCACTATGCTCCCATTCATATAATGGTTGGGCGGCATAGAGTATTGGATCTTCAACATCGCCCATCCTAAATGTGTGTGCCGTTATTGTGTATATGCGAACTGCTTGATTGTCTATAACGATAACCTCATGATCAATCTTGCCTCGTGGAGCACCTATTGGTCCAGTCCTACTGTCCCAATCCAATCCCTTATCGTTCATTCCGGATACTGCCATTATATTGGAAACTTAAAGTCTATTGATACAGGTTCAACTTCTACTGGCTTTGGATTTGGTTTAATGGTAATTAGATTGCTAGCCAATGTGGCTCGTTCCTGTGAGTTCTTTTGTCCAAGGATAACCACAGCATAAGGACTTCCAGCTTTCTCTACTATCATAACCACACACTTGCCTGCGGCATTGGTAGTGCCAGTCTTGCTGATTAGGATGTTATCAAACTGGAACAAGGTTGAGTTAGTGTTCTTGAGATTAATAGTCAATGTCTTCTTGCCTTTTGGCACACTCACTGTGGTATTACGTTCTTTGGTTATATCACGGATAACACTGTTGCCCTGTATTTTTGCTAGAAACTTGACTAGATCGTTTACGTTACTGACATTGCCTGCCAGTAATCCACTAGCATCTACTACACGAGTATTGATCAATCCCCAACCGGTGATCCAACGATTAGCATCTTCTAAGTAGACATCAAATCCACCTGGGTAGGTATTGGCTAGTGTTTCAGCCGCTAGGTTATCGCTAGAGATTAACATGGCCTTCATTAAGTCCATACGAGTGGTCATCATGCCACGTGGGAAGCGTCCACTTGACCTGCCTGTGATCTTGACCTTTTCGTCTAAGTCAACACCACTGCGCAGGATAGTCACAGCAGTAAACAGTTTGGTAATGCTGGCAATGCTACGTACTTCGTATGAGTTATAGCTTACTTGCCATTCTTCTCTATCGTAGTTGTAGAGAGCATAGCTACCTCCAGCATAACAAAAGCCCGCGGCATACAGGGCAATAGCCACTAGTGTTTTCTTCATGGTGTGTTAAAGTTATAGCCTACAACTATGCCAGGAGCTTCATTGCCTGCAATCGTATCTAGGATATCAAAGTTTTCCTGTGCTCGTAGTACTGCTTCATAGGCTTTCTTCAGCGCAGGGTTTTGTTCAATACGTTCTGCAAGGACTCGTTGCTTAGTACGTTCTAGCCTTGCCCATTCTAATAGACTCTCTGTTTCTGGATTCAACTCAACAGTTGCATACCCTGTTTCTAATTGTTTCCACATGTTGCCGTCATTGACTTCAATGCAGGTCATATTACTATTATATCGTAACATTCCCGCACCAACACTACCTGGACTGATGTAAGTACTAGAAGGGCTTCCTCCTGATACAGTTAAGTAGCGTCCGCTTGAGTTTATTCCTTTAATCATAATTTTTCTCCGGGTGCAACTTCATCTTATTCAATCGACCGTCGAATATTTCAATAAAGCCTGATATGCCTGGGCTAGAGCTTGAGGGTGTTCCGTTCATTTACGTAGTCCTTTAATGTCTTTATATGTAACACGTATGTATTCGTGCCAAGTCTTTCCAATCTTCATGGGCAAGTCTAAGTGTACACTAACCATAGGTCCTTCTAGTTCGCTACGCATGTTGTCTGTATATACAGTTCCAACGTAGGGAATCTTTTGATATATACCTTCAATTCTATCGCCAACTTGATATTTAGGCTTAGGTCTATTAGCTTCAAAGTATTCTGCTAGGCTGCTCATGTTTTACTCCATCTTAAGATAAACCAATCCCTTTGACTTTCTTTTCGGAAGCTGAACAGTCTTTCAGTCATACGCATACCTTTGCCAAACTCACTGTTACACCAATCTTCCATTTCTTTAAGTTGTTCTTCTGTAATAGTTTCTTCTTCTTCAGCCTCAATAGTAATGCCTGGAAGTCTAAACATACCTACTTCACATGTTTTTAAAATCATTAGGAACTCCACCTTAATAAGAACATTGTTATCTGTTTATCTGTTTTGAATTGAAACATATCAAAACTAATACGTTTGCCACAGTTTGAATCCTGGCACCACTTTTGGATTGGATCCATATCGGATTCTTTTAATCCCATTTCAAATCCTCTTGCTTGCGGCAACCAAGTGGCTTTGAGCTTGCGTCCGGGCAGTTGATGCCAAATGATCTTAGTAGGCTGTTTGTACATGTGCATAAATGCTTGTGCAGACATTGATCGTTTGCTTGCAAATCCCGTCATGACCACCTCAGTTTAAACCAAATGGCATCTTGATCATTATCAAATTCAAACCATCTTATAGAGCCGTCTTTTTTTCTAACTTTGATTCGGCATCGATATATAGGACATAACCAATTCTCAAAATCTTTATCCCAGTGACCTTCATGGTAAGACTCGGGATTACAAGGAATGTTATTCTGCCAATAAAAATGTGCAGTATTGATATAAGGGTATGGGTCCACTTTGATCATGACCACCTCAATACAAACCAATCACGGTCTTTAGCATCACGGAACCAAAACTTGGCATTGTTTACATGCCAACGTTGACCGGGTGTCCATATACTATCAAAGGGTGTAGGACCAAATGTCTTAATCATCCATGCCATCATGTCACTCCACATGCCTTCTGCATTTATTGGAGCCACTGAGAGATACTCCTGACCGTAGATTGTGCCTCGGCCGTGCTCTAGATAGTAATCAAAAACATAACCCATACCTTTAAGCACCTGTTTATCAATATCATCAGATATCTTCTGTGCCGCGTCTTCTAATATTGCTTCTTCTAAAGTCATGACAGATATTTTAATGCAAATAGAGTTGAATACTTTTCTTCGTAGAATGTAAAATTGGTAAAGCCTTTAACGTCACCAATCATAGGATCCCAACGGCGTTGATTGTAGGCAAAGTCAAAATGCACCCCTTGCACCAACCCACTAGCACGTAGTTCTGCAACTATACATAGTATAGCAGTTAGGTCTCGATCTTCAATAGTAATAGTCATAGCCATTTCAATTTAAACCAATTGGCCTCTTTGTCCGAGCGTAGATAGATCTTAGTGTCGTAGAACTCACTGTGCCAACACCAATGACTATTAACATCATATTCATCCCCTAGCAGTTGTAAGTAGTGTTCACGCTCACAACTCATGCCCCAAGTTTGTATGCACCAATCCCTAACCTCTTGGAACTTTTTGAGTTTTTGAGCTTTACTAAATCTATTAGCAATTACAGGAAAAGACCCATTTTTAATATCTACAACATAATGGAATATGTCCGAGCCAGTGAATCTCTTGTCAGTTTTTTTAACAGTAATATTCATTCGTAGTACCCTACATCAACTGCTAGTGTATAACGATAGTCGTTAGTTCTAATAGGGCCAGGCCTATGCCAAGTTTCACTAGGATAGATATTCCAAGAGTGTTTGTTTGGCCCTACAAAAAACTTGCCATCGCCCTTAGGACCGTTCGGAGCCATCTCTGTTCCGGACTCTGCGTGTATGTCAGGTACATGCAAATACAATATACCACTTAGTCCTTTCATGCCGTGTTTGTCATGATGATGCCAAAGTTTTTCTGGATCTGGTTGTGAGTCTTTATTACTCATAAACGACCAAGCCATCATATTGGCTACTTTGTGTTCCTTACCTAAGTAGAGGAACACACTGGTTAGGAATGTCATACGATACTTTAGCCAAACTGCTTCAGACCTACCAAACAAATTCTCGTTGGTTTGAAACGGAGGACTGTTGGTAAAGTAATTGCCAGCGTCGATTATGCCTTTAATAATGTGGCAAGCATCTTCTTCATCGTTGTCTGTGATTAAACTAGAATAGTCATATGATTTGACTATCATATTATTCTCCCTTACAAGACCAAAGTACCTGATCAACCCGCACACGATCACCTAAGGCTGAAAGCATAGTAGCCATAGCGTTTTTAGCTGTAATGGCATGATACTCGCAGACAGTTTTAGAGTCATGTCGTTCGTCTATGTGCATAATGTCTATAACTTGATTGCCCAACACTAAAAACAAATATACAGTCCAAGTCATGCAGGTTCCAATTCTTTAACATGTTTGCAAGTGCCACGATATGTATAACCCGGGCATGTGCAGGTATTCTCATCTAAATTAATAATGTACTTAGTACCATTACTGCCTGTTACTTCTTTAATGTTATTAGGTGTAAAGACATTTATTGACAGAGCAAATGAATCATTACTAACCTGTTCAAACTTGCGACCACGCTTGTCAATCTTAATTGGATTCTTAAACCAAAATGGTTCGCTGGTGCCATATCGAATGTAGGCAACTGCCTTGTCACCGTTGAACAGATAGGTATGGTTAACAGTAGTTACACCGTCATCCCATTTGGTGATTTCTTTGAATGCCTGTTCCATTACCATCTCTCCCCACGTTGATGTCTAATAATTGCTTCGTTTTGAAAATTAGGTAGTCTTTGAAACTTTTCTCCGCGGCATACCTGCGGATCGTAGGATCTAGTACCTGGACATAATGGTTGGTAGCCTGCACAACCATATAGAACCAAAAGGACTGGAACTAACAGTAAACGCATTTTGGAAACTTTCTTTTAGTTGACGATGTGTTATTATATAGGATAATTTGGATAAAGTCAATTAGTTTGACAGAAATTTTATTGCATAGTAAAGTGTATATAAATATTCTACGCGAACATTGATTAGAAGGAGAACTAGTATGCCGCAGAAAATTACAGCCACCGTCACCTCTCAAGAATTTGAGCAACTTTTTGGATTCCCGGAACCTAGCGGGCTTTACCAAAACGATAAATTCCGTTTAGTTATTAATAAATTTGGCAGATGCTATTGGTTATTAGCAATTGATAACCTGCAAGGTCCTAGATTTAGTGGTAACAATGTCTACTATCAAGGCAACAATTCTAGACTAATAAGAACCATCTATCCAACGGCTAGACGTATTATAGATGTTGGAGCCAATGTAGGTAACAACACTATTGCCTATGCAGAATGGGCAGATCATGTAGAATCGTTTGAGCCCACGCCGACTACTTTGACCATGCTCAAAGCCAATATTGAAATAGCCAAACGTAGCAACCTACACGGTGTCTATTGGGAAGGCACTGATGAAGTAGGTGCAGTTAATCGCAAGCCCGACGAAGAAGGCGGTTGGTTTACTTGGAAGGGTATTCCACAGAGCATGAACATTCGTGGCAACATTACCGTTCACGAGTGCGCCTTGACTAACAAAGACAGCGGCACTATAGGAATACAAGACCATCCTGAACACGGCGGACACAACTTTGCTATCTATGATGACAAGCAGATTAAAAAGAGTGATCATGTAGTACAGGTGCCTTGCAGAACTATTGACAGCTATGGCTTTGAAGATGTTGATGCTATTAAGATTGACGTAGAAGGTAGTGAGTTGTTTGTTATAGAAGGTGCTACTGCTACAATAGACAAGTATCGTCCTAGTGTACAAGTAGAGATTGTTCCTAAGCAATGTTCTCAATACGGCTACACCCCACAGGCACTGTATGACTTCTTTGCTCAAAGAGATTATGTATGTGTATGTGCCGTTAGACGAGCAGCCAATCCGCAACAACGTGGACTGTTCTTTGGCAAGAATATTGGCATGCAACATCTGCAAATTCCAAAATACATGGACCGTTTGTTTGTACCACGCGAAGTACATGAAGCTACAGACTACGGTGCAATGGAACAAACAGACAGCGAATTTGATCGTTTGTTTGACTTTGGTTAAAATAGTTGTTGACATTAGATTATTGTAGTGTTATACTAGATGCACGTTGAGAGAGTTACTCCGGTACAAATCTAGCGTGGTAGGGTGGGCAAAAGTGCCCACCCGTTTTTAATCAAACTTAAAGGTAATATATGACAACTAACCCTTCACAGGCTACAACAGCTAGTCTTGGCACAACTGCACAACAGGTTATTAACACTTGGCGTTCTAGTATTGAATACGGTTTTCCAGAAGAAATTACAGATGCATTTGGTGAAGACCTTGCATTTATCTTTGGCCCGAAGGAGTTTCGAATTCCAGTTAGCCAACTTCCCCAAGAAGACTATGACCGTAAAATGGACATTATTAAACGTGCTAAGATTCCTGCCCTGCACGTAAACAAAGGTAAATTGATTCTTGAGCACATGGGTGCTGTTGATTTTATTACAGCCTTTACACAAGTATTGCGAGCATTTCAAAAAATTATTGATCCAGAAACAGGTAAGAATGTTTTGTATGGATTACAACTTGGCGCCTTTAATCTTGACGAAGCTGTCATGAGCGGTATCCCTGTACATGTTCGCTTCTTAAAGTTAAACATGAAAGCACAACGAGAGATTGCATTGGATCGTATCTTTAAACTGTTATGCAACTTTGACTCTAGTCTAGTATTTGGTGCAAAAGGTCGATTCTCTAGTCTAGAAAACAAAGTCTACGGCAATGATGGTAATCACGGTACCGTGGCGTTAGTGTTCCACGGTGTTATGACTCCTCCTGTAGGCTTCTCGCTTAAAGAACTCAGCTATATTGACTTTAATCAGTTCATTGCATGTAACGGCGATGTACTGCCTATTACCGATTACGACATTCATAAGAATCGTGTTAATCGAGGTAAAGAAATGTTATCAGCAGGTCTTCCTTTAAAGAAAGAAGACGAGCCTAGCTATTACTTAGATAAGATTTTAACTAATTGCGATGTAACCCTTGTTCCAAATGCCGCAGAGCCAGGACCTGGAGAAAGTAATCTTACCAGTCAGTTCCAAAAGCATTTTAAAACTTACTGTAAGAACGAGTACAAGAACCGTGAAGTGTTTGAAAAGGCTCTAAAGATTGTACGCCAAGCATGGCCCGGTGGCAGTGTTGATCACGCACCAGTCTGGGGTCTAATCGAATTGCTTAGTAGCCAAGCTTCTAAAGCAAGAACAGATGCAACTATGGTTGCCATTGCAGAGATCCTTGCAGAGAAGTGGGCCAGTTCACAACGTGTGTGGCCAGAAGTTAATGCACAGTTAAAAGTACAGTTCCCTCAAAAGGAAAAAGGCAAGTATACACAATGGAAAGACCATCGTTATACTAACACAGGCAATCGCGGATTGATGATTGCGGCTGCTATTAAAACATTAATTGAAAATCATGAAGCATGGATTCGTTCACAACCTGGTCGTAAGAAAGGATTTAATCTTAAATTAGAACCTGTTGCCAGCAGTGGCGGTCAGTTGTTCGAAATGGATATGCCTTATACTTCAACTGAGTGCGTTAAGAACTTCAGTACATTTAAACCTAGTGCAATTAATGAGTCTGTGGTTGCTTCTAACTTTGCTACATTAGTATCTGTAGATGATGACGAAGAAGACAACTTATCTATGGCAATGGATGAGTTTGACAATGCCGAATAAGCTAATCATGCTTACGGAGGAAGGGCACACTGCCCTTTCTTCGAGAGTGTTTCATCCATACTATGATCAAGCTACTTACGGATCTGAGTTGTTGTTTGAGAAATTTAAATCTAGTAAAAATCAAACTAGATTTCTTAAACTAATTTGGGCCTATGGAGTAGATTGGCCTTGTGACAAAATTGACCTAGCTAAAGTTTGTCCTGATGTATGTCCAGTATTCGGAACTCCGTTAGATTATGGCCGAGGACTTAACCGAGTGTTCAACCCTAGTGTAAACAATGATGAAGGCTTCTATCAACCTACATTAGATCATCGTCTTGCTAGGAGTAATGGCGGCAAAGATGAGCTGTCTAATTACGTAGTTGTTAGTCGAAAAGCAAATCAATTTAAAAGCGATATGTCAAATCGAGAAGAACTTGACAGCTTCTATCAAGGAATGCTAAAAACTTATTTTAGCTAATTCTTATCTATAAATACCTCCAGTAGAGGTGTTTATGAAAGTGTTAATAACAGGCTCAGAAGGATTCATTGGCAAGAACATGATGGCGTTTTTAAACCATCAACCTGACTGGCAAGTAGATGGGTGGGACTGGAATCCTAACGAGTTTCCGGATGTTCGAACCTATAACTGGGTCATACATCTAGGTGCTATTGCAGACATGACCGAAACGGATGTAGACAAAGTACTACAACAAAATCTAGAGTTCAGTCAGCGTCTATTTAATGAATGTAACAAACACAGTGTACACTTACAGTATGCCAGTTCATCCAGCGTCTACGGCAATACTAAAGACACTAGTGAGTATGCACCTTGCTATCCACAAACAGCCTACGCATGGAGCAAGTATCTATTTGATCGGTGGGTCTTTCAACAAGAACAGCACATTATGGTGCAGGGTTTTAGATACCATAACGTCTACGGCAAGTGGATGCACCTAAGAGGCCGACGTGCTAACGCTATCTACAAATGGCGCCAGCAGGCCAAGAAAGATGGCTACATTGAAGTATGGGACAACGCAGAACATGTGTTTAGAGATTGGACTTGGGTTGGAGATATCTGTCAGCTACAGTTAGACTTTATGAAAACTGTTGTGGGCAGTGGCATATGGAATGTAGGCTCTGGACTATCGCATTCATTTCTAGATATTGCAGAAGCTATTGCAGAACAAGAAGGTGTAGAAATACGTACAATTCCCATGCCCGATAGCGAAAAACCACGATTTAGACAACGCACCTGTGCAGATCTTAAACACTTAAAAGCTACAATAGGCAAACGCAAGTGGCTTAACGTATACGAATGGATCGACCTTGAAGCCTAATACAATAAATACGTATTATGCTAATTAACGAATTTATTACAGACGAAGAACTAGACGCTATTGACGAAAAAGCCAGTAGAAAGCTATGTTTAAGCACTAAGCCTAACAATGATTTAGGGGCCAGTAATCTTGCATCATGTAAGAGTCAAGGCCTGCGCCGCCGAGAAGGCAACAAAAGTCACTTAATGGGTAAAGGCCCAGAGAGTCGTATGACCATGGGCGGACATAAAGTTAAAGGCAAGAAATATGGTGGCAAGATACCAGACTGGGGCACACGCAAATGAGATTTAACGAATTTAAAATTATAAATGAAAAGTTTGGACCGTCTGGATCTGAACCCGGTGCTCCTAGAACTAAAGATAAATTAGGATCATTTACTGTAGATGTTCCTAAAGGTCGTCGTGGCACAGAAGTAGCAGATGTACAGAAAGCTTTGATTGCATTAGGTTATCCTCTACCAAAGCATGGCGTTGATGGAATCCGTGGCCCGGAGACTGTGGATGCAGTTAAGAAGTTTCAAACAGATAACGGATTAACAGTTGATGGAGATCCGGGACCTGCCACAGTTGCTAAATTAAATGACGTTCTAAAATCAAAACCTGATGTTGCTGGTAAGCTAATTAAAAGTACACCTGCAGATGTTAAAGCAGCACCTAGTGCAAGTAGTATAGATACTAGTGCAATTCAAGATCCTAATTTTAATAAAAAGTTAGATAAGATTGCAGATGCATTAGGTGTAAGCAGTAAAAATTTATTAGCTATTATGAAAATGGAGTCTAGAGTTGATCCGGCAGCTGTTAACAAACAGTCAGGAGCTACAGGACTTATACAGTTTATGCCAGACACAGCTAGATCATTAGGAACTAGTGTAGAAGCATTACGAGGAATGTCTGCAGTTGAACAACTAGACTATGTCTACAAGTATTTTAAAATGGTAGGTGTTAGACCAGGAATGGATCTAGGTGATTTATATATGGCAGTGTTTATGCCTAAGTTTGTTGGGTATCCTGATGATTTTGTACTAGGACAACAAGGCGGCGGCAAAGTACCGGGAACAAACCTAAGTAGTGATTTGGTGTACAAACAAAATAAAGGTTTGGATAAAAACAAAGATGGATCCATTACTATCGCTGACGTAAAGAGTTCTATACAAAGATTTGCATAATGAATTTAACTGGTAAACTTTTAATTGCTCCTCCTAGTGTGAGGGGAAACTTTTGGCAAAAGACTGTAATCTATGTTACAGAGAATCATGCCCGCGGTAGTATGGGGCTAGTGCTTAATAAAGTTAGTAAAATGCCCATTAGAGAGTTTGCACAAAATTGCAATGTAGATTGCGACATTGACGGATTTATGTATGTAGGTGGTCCAGTTAATGTAAAAGCTCTTACTATGATACATAGTGCAGAATGGGCTTGTGAAAACACAATGCAAATTAATAATCAGTTTAGTATTAGTTCACACGCAGATCTATTGCAGAGACTAGCAATGGGCGACTGTCCAAACTACTGGAGACTCATAGTTGGATTATGTGCATGGACTCCGGACCAACTAGAAAATGAACTTAACGGTGTAAGCCCTTACAATCATGCGTTCAGTTGGCTAACAGCAACTCCAACGCAAGAAGGAGTTTTTGGACTAGACGGAACAGACCAATGGACTAGCTCTATTGAGCATTCTGGTTCGGAATTTGTTCAAAAATTACTTGCGTAAATACCTAAACGGCTGTATAATACAAGCTGTTTCGTACAATAAAGAAATGATTACCCAAAATGTCAGATACGCTATTACTCAACGCCACCGGCGCACCAGTCAGCTTTCTGCCGCTTAGTACAATTACTTGGCAGGACGCAATCAAATACATGGTCTTAGATAAAGCCACAGTATTAGCTTGGCACGATAATTGGATTGTAAGATCAGCTCGCTGGGAAACTGCTGTACCTAGTATTGTTATTCTCAAAGAGTACATGAAACCTAAAATAGCTATTCGATTTAGTAAAAGCAATGTATTTCTGCGTGACAACTATCACTGTGCCTATTGTGGCTGCAATCTAGAAAAGAAACACTGTACATTAGATCATGTACTACCAACCAGTCTAGGTGGTAAGACTACATTTGAAAACTGTGTTACCGCCTGCGGTCCCTGCAATGCCAGCAAAGGTAATAATAAAAAGATTGTTCCTAAGTTTAAGCCACACAAGCCCAGCTTCTACGAACTAGTAAATAAGCGTAAAGCAATGCCTTTTCAAGTAAGGCATAGTGAATGGCTTGAGTACTTAAGGTGACGGATACACTACAAATAGAATGGAGTCTTGGCAATAGTTGTAACTTAGATTGTTCCTACTGCAGTTGGGAATTAAAAGCAGGTAATAACTTATTTCCGGACCATGACAAACTCAGCCTGGCATTTGCTCACTTAGTTGATCAAAGTCAGGCGTTCTCTAATGTTAGAATAGATGTCAATGGTGGCGAACCTACACTTAGTCTAGCCTTACAATACGTTATTCTATCTAACAAAGATTCTAGAATTAAGTTTAAATTAATATCTAACGGCCAAGCCAGTATAGAGCAGTGGACACACATGGCTCCTAACCTGTATGATCTATCTCTTACCTATCATGCTACAGAAGACTTTGATCATTTTTTAAATGTTGTGAACGCTGTTAACAAGCATATAAACTCTACAGTCTATGTTGCAGTGACTCCTGAAAACTGGGCAAAACAACACGAATGTTATAACATTCTTAAACATAAAAATGTAAATGTTCAACTACAGTTCTTATACGACAATTTTACCAAAGGCAATAACAAATACCTAAACTATTCTAAAGAACAATGGAATGAATATTATACAGCGCAAGGAATTGACATATATAATAAGCAACAAGTAGAATCTACTATAGAGTTTAAAAGAGTTAATCATTTAAACAATTATTTTGGACATCTTTGTTGGGCCGGAGTAACACAGATTGTAATTGATAACTTTGGCGATGTATGGAGAGGCTGGTGTAAGAGCCATGCTCCTATGGGAAATATATTTGCACAGACTGTGTCGTTAGATACTGGCCCTAGAGCATGTCCTAAATCGCAGTGCAAAAATGGATTTGATTTACAAGCTCGTAAGAGCGAAGGAAGTTGGGGATTAGCATGAAAAAACTGTTTTGGAATTGTTTAGGATTTTTAAGTTTAGGTATGGCCTACATTGGAGTTGTTACTCCGGGTATTCCCTATAGCCCGTTTGTGGTATTCGCAGCCTATTGCTTTGCCAAGAGCAGTCCACGTATGCATGCCTGGATTATGAATCACAAGACCTTTGGACCGTTTATTACAAACTGGAATCAAAAACGTGTGTTCCCCTTAAAGCTAAAGTTCTTTATGCTGGCCAGCATGAGTGTTAGTCTACTAATCATGTTCTTTACAGGAGTTAAACCAATTGGAATTATCAGTACCGCAATTTTTATGGGACTTGTCGCTTGTTGGGCTTGGCGTTTTCCTGGCTCTGTTGCCGAATATGATAACCGCATTGCTGAAGGCCGCAAAATAGGTTGGTTCAACAATAGTTTTTAACATTGTAATCATTATGTAATCGATTGGGCGGTAAATATGGTATATGAAGACATACCGCTCAATCTTTGTTAGTGATGTGCACCTCGGAACTAAAGACTGTCAAGCGGATAAGTTAAACAATTTTCTCAAACACAACTCTTGCGACACATTATATCTAGTAGGCGATATAATAGATGCGTGGCGCATACAACAAAACAAGTGGCGTTGGAAACAAAGTCATACTAACGTTGTTCGTCGTGTGCTAGGTCATGCCAAGCGTGGCACTCGTGTAGTTTATGTAGCAGGCAATCACGACGAATTCTTAAGACCAATGATACCATATGGGTTTAGTTTTGGTCTAGTAGAAATACACAATCAAATAGAACACATAGGTGCAGACGGCAAGCACTACCTAGTCACTCATGGCGACCTGTTTGACGGCATTACACGTCTAGCACCTTGGCTAGCCTTCTTAGGAGATAAAGCATATGATATCATCCTTAGTATCAATAGTAAGTACAATTGGCTACGTCATCGCATGGGTTTTGGGTACTTTAGCATTAGCAAGTTTCTTAAGCACCGTGTTAAAAAAGCCGTAGACTTTATGTTCAAGTTTGAAGAAAATCTAGCCAACTACTGTAAGAAACGTGGCTTTGATGGGGTTATATGTGGACACATACATCACGCAGAGATTAAACAGATCAATGGTGTTATGTATATGAATGATGGTGACTGGGTTGAATCGTGTACTGCGTTAGTTGAGCATCATACCGGCCGTTGGGAAATCATAACTTGGACCAAGGAGAAAGACCGTGTGGATACTAATACTGATAGCAGTTCACGTGAACAATCCTCAGGACGTTCCGGGAAGAATAGAACTGGCATTCAAGGACCAGATGAGTTGCGAACTAGCTCTAGCGTCAATGAAGTGGCAGTTAAAGTTTAATAATTTTAAGGTAGAAGGCCAATGCAAACGACAATAAGCGATAAGATTACCATAGTGGTTCCTTGCAAGAATGAAGAGAACTACATTCATCATTTGTTAGATTCACTACGTGGACAAGCTATAGGCAATACTAGAGTTATCATTGCTGACTGCTCCACGGACAACACTAGACAAGTGATTAAAGATAACAGCTACGGATTACGTGTTGAAATCATTGACGGCGGCCCTGTCTCACTAGCCAAGAACAATGGAGCACATCTGGTCACTACTCCTTACATATTGTTCATTGATGCGGATGTGCGTTTCTTCAAGGACACTGTAATACATGATGCTGTTAATTTGATCGAGTCTAAGAATTTAGATCTCATCGGCCTAAACATTAAATGTTATGACAAAGACTTGCGAGCAAAGATTGGATTCACAGCATTTAACTTGATTAATCATGTATTGAAATACGTTAGTCCTTTTGCTGTTGGCGCATTCATGCTGACACGCAGGGATAAGTTTGAACAGTATGGTGGCTTTCCGGAGCAGTTTGCAACATCAGAAGACTTCTTTTTATCCCGCAAGTACAGCCCAAGAAAGTTTAGAATTATACGACATCACTTTGGACAAGACTCTCGTAGATTTAAGAAGATGGGCTATATGGGCATGGCCAAATACCTAGTTAAGAATTTTGTTAATCGCAACAACAAAGCCTACTGGGATAAGTTAGATTCATCTAAGTATTGGGGTTAATTTGCTAGGATTGCAAAATACTATTTTTATAACTAAATATTAGCACTTATTGGAGTATATATGAAGAAATTTTTACTATTATTGCTATGCTTACCCTTGCTAGTATTTGCACAAAAGACGCCACAGGGCGCAACCTACGACGCACAGATCCTGCGTGTCACTGACGGGGATACGGTTGTAATCTCTGCACCATTCTTACCCGCACCATTTAAGCCAGAATTGGCTATTCGTGTGTTTGGTGTAGACACTCCAGAGAAAGGCCACAGAGCCATGTGCCCAAGCGAAGCACAACGCGGAGAAGCAGCTAGTGCCTTCACTAAGAAGGCAATTGCACAAGGCGGCAAGTTCCAAGTTACCATGTACGGTTGGGACAAGTTTGGTGGAAGAGTATTAGGCGATATTCTAATCAATGGCCAAAGCCTACGTGCTGGATTGATTGCTAATGGCTTTGCTCGTGAGTACTATGGCGAAGCTAAACAAAGCTGGTGCAACTAAATGAAACTAGCATCTTTACTATTAGTTTTAACACTTACAGGATGCAGTGCATTAGGCCCTTGGCCAAGTAAGTGGGATGTTAATCAAGCACTAACAGACACAATGAAAGCCACTGCTAAAGAATTTGCAGAGAGATCAAATAAAGGTCCAGTGAGTCCTATCTATTGTGATATCAAACGTAAGCTGATAATACAGCAAGCTGATATCATTGCTAAAACAGTACAAGGAAGATTCTAATGAAAACAGAACTACTACTAGAGTTTGCCAAACTAGCGGCAACTACCTATGACAACCCTAAAGACTCTAAGGCCAAGTTTAAAGCACTAGGCTATACTATTGTCCAGTTCTTTGACATAGACGGAGCACAGGCATACCTGCTGACCAATGGTACTATTACAGTGCTGTCGTTTAGAGGCACTGAAGTAACACAAAAGTCAGATGTGTTAGCAGACTTAAAAGCTGGTAAGAATCTAGAAGCCTGTGGCGGCAAGGTTCATGTTGGTTTCAAGGGTGAGATCAACAAGCTATGGCCCAGTATCTCTGCTGCACTTGCAGCCAATCCAGGTAATGTCTATGTAACTGGACACAGTCTTGGTGCTGCCATGGCAACTATTGCTGCCAGTCGTATACAGGATCGTGTTACAGCATTAGTAACATTCGGTTCACCTAGAGTTGGCAACACTGAGTTTGTTAAGAGTTTGACAGTAGAGCATTATAGAGTACAGAACAACTGCGATGATGTAACCAAAGTTCCATTTAAGTTAATGGGATTTGATCATCATGGCACACACAAGTACATGAACTACTACGGAGAGTTTAGAGACCTAACTCCGTGGCAACAGGTAAAAGACATGGCTCGCAGTAGACTGAAAGCCAGAGCAAAAGGGCAAAAGTATATTGGTGTGTTTGATCACATGATGGCTAACTACATTGCCAAGCTGAGCAAGTTAGGGGACAAATAAATGAGCAACGTACTACACGAAGTTATCAACTCGGGGCAACCTTGGGCAGCTGAACGTGCCCAATATGCATTGACCATTGCAGAAGCTCTGCAGAACAATCAAATCACACCTGACGAAGCTCGCGCTTTACTTGAAGATTTGATCAACACTGAGAAGCTGGAAGCTGCCGGTGCTGACTTGCAACTTAGGGCAGCACTAGTATTTGGTGTTACACAAGTTCTTAGTATGTGTTAAACACTTTGACGAGGGCTTGAACAAGGTCCTCGATCATACCATCATCATGAAACGGAGTGGGAGCAAATCGCAACCTCTCCGTTCCTACATCTACTGTGGGAGAATTTATAGGCTGGCAGTAGATGTTGTGTTCATTTAATAGTGCATCACTCATAGCTTTGGCACGTTTAGCATCTCCTACTAGTACAGGTACAATGTGTGTAGTTGAGCACTCCATGACAGGTATGCCAGCTTTGATCAATCTATACTTTAGCTTGCGAGCACGATCTTGATGTTGCTCACGTAGTTCCCCGTGACTCTTTAAGTATTTGACAGCAGCCAGCGCACCAGCACAGGTCACGGGACTCATAGATGTTGTAAAGATAAAGCCAGCAGCAATACTACGTATAGCATCAGCTACTATTGAGTCACAGGCAATGTATCCGCCCTGTACTCCAAACGCCTTACCAAGTGTACCGTTGATTATATCAACACGATCTTGTAGCCCGTACTTCTCAACTTTGCCTGCACCTGTTTCTCCATATAGGCCAACAGCATGTACTTCGTCAATGTAGGTGATAGCACCATACTTGTCAGCTAGGTCACATATCTCTTTAATCATGCCCACATCACCGTCCATTGAGTACACTGACTCAAATACAATGCAAGGAGTCTTACCGCAGAGTTGTGCAGCCTGCAGACACTCTTCTAAGTTCTGCATATCGTTATGACGGAAGACCTGTTTGTTAGCACGACTGTGCTGAATACCCACAATGATTGAGTTATGATTGTTGCTGTCGCTAATGTATTCAATGTTGGGAATGATCTTGGCTAATGCGATTAAGGTCCACTCGTTGGCCACATACGCTGAACTAAACAGTAATGCCCGTTCTTTCTTATGTAGGCTAGCCAACTCAAGTTCCAATGCCACGTGATAGTGACTGGTACCTGCAATGTTGCGAGTACCGCCTGACCCTGCACCAGTCATGTCCAGGGCCGTACGCATAGCATCTATAACAACCTTATGCTGACCCATGCCTAAGTAGTCATTGCTACACCAGTTTACAATGTTCTTTATAGCATATGGTCCATACCAAATAGCCTGGGGGAACTTGCCGTTCTCACGCATGATATCGTTAAACACACGATATTTGCCGTTAGATTTAAGTTCTGTTATTAGAGTTTCAAAGGGTGTTTTATCTATCATAGCTCTATTTAAGGCTAAATATCACATGCGGAGAAATAAATGAGAGCTAGAGAATTTGTCATCAACGTACCTATTACTATCAAGATCAACGGCGACGGAGATCCAGAAATTGACATGGATCAAGACAATGATTCACCTAAAGATCCTCAAGAACTAGACGACAATCCTGTAATGGTTCCACCTCTACAGCAAGATATTGAATTGAAGAAAGCACAAGCAGGCAAAGACAGCCCTATAATTCAAGATCTTACTCAAGACGAAGCCGAACCCACACCTCCACTTCAGCTTAATAGAAACCTTTTTACACGAAGATAATTTAGCCAGGAGCGACAATGGCATTTTTTCGTAAAATAAAGGCAGGTTTAGTTAAGGCTAGTTTCGAAGAATACGTAGGCGGTGAGGGCGAGATATTTTTTAATGTCGAAACTGGAGAGTTTAGACTAGGAGACGGTCTTACCCCCGGTGGCATAATTATTGCTACCGATACTTTTCTTCAACTGCCAGATACACCTAATTCCTATGCTAATGCTGCTGGAAAATTTTTAGCTGTAAATTCTACTGAAGATTCTTTAGAATTCGTAGATGCTGCATCAGGTAGCTCTTTTAAACTTGTAGGTAGTGTCAACACAGCAGCAGATTTAAATTTAATATCTCACAATGTAGATAACGGCGATGCACTTATCAGCATAGACAATACTCACCTTCATATATGGTCGGGATCTCAATGGATTGATATTGGTCCAGCCCAAACTCCTATTAGTGGATTTACAGGTAGTAGAGGAAATATTGGTTATACAGGCAGTCAAGGAGATATAGGTTATACTGGATCACTTGGGGATACTGGTTATACAGGTAGTAGAGGAAATATTGGTTATACAGGCAGTCAAGGAGATATAGGTTATACTGGATCACTTGGGGATACTGGTTATACAGGTAGTAGAGGAAATGCTGGTTATACTGGAAGTATTGGTTATACTGGAAGCATTGGATTTGTTGGCAGTCAAGGAGATATAGGTTATACGGGTAGTCAGGGCATACCAGGTGAAGCAGCAGCTATTGGCTATACTGGAAGCATTGGATTTAGTGGTAGTCAAGGTAATATTGGATTTACCGGCAGTCAAGGGGATATTGGCTACATTGGCAGTATTGGATTTACTGGCAGTATTGGATTTACTGGCAGTATTGGATTTACTGGCAGTCAAGGAGATACGGGATTTGTTGGATCTACAGGTGATATCGGATTTACAGGTAGTCAGGGTAACATCGGTTATACAGGATCACTTGGGGGTACTGGTTATACAGGTAGCGTTGGAGATATAGGTTATACTGGAAGCAGGGGATTTGTTGGCAGTCAAGGATTTACTGGCAGTCAAGGATTTACTGGCAGTCAAGGAGATATTGGTTATACAGGTAGTGTTGGAGATGTGGGTGAACCTGGTAGTCGGGGATACACTGGCAGTCAAGGATTTACCGGTAGCAGGGGATTCACTGGCAGTATTGGATTTACTGGCAGTATTGGATTTACTGGCAGTCAAGGAGATACGGGATTTGTTGGATCTACAGGTGATATCGGATTTACAGGTAGTCAAGGAGATATAGGTTATACTGGATCACTTGGGGATACTGGTTATACAGGATCACACGGAGATATTGGTTACACCGGTAGTCAGGGCGACACTGGTATGGGCTTCCAGATTGCTAAAATTTATTTGAGTGTAGCAGCTCTAGAAGCTGATATTAATCCTAGCGGTATAGTAGCCGGTGAATTTGCTATAATTGAAACTGGCAATAACGATGATCCTGAAAATTCAAGATTATATCTATGGAATGGAACTGCGTACAGCTATGTGACAGATTTGTCCGGAGCCGTTGGGTTAACTGGCATCCAAGGAGAACAAGGAGTACAAGGTGTCACGGGATTTACTGGTAGCAGGGGATTCACTGGCAGTATTGGATTTACTGGCAGTCGAGGTTTTACAGGTAGTACTGGATTTGTTGGCAGTATTGGTTATACAGGTAGTCAGGGTGACATAGGTTATACTGGATCACAAGGTGACATAGGTTATACTGGATCACAAGGAGATATTGGTTATACAGGTAGTCAGGGTGACATAGGTTATACTGGATCACAAGGTGACATAGGTTATACTGGTAGTGCTGTGCCAGGAATGGTAAGTGATGGTAGTAATACGATTACTATCGGAACTGGATACAGTATTGTTCCGTTAACTGACGGATTACAAAGTTTAGGTTCTCCTACTGCTGCATGGGGCGAAATTTATTTAAGTGGTAATAGCATTTATCTCGGCGGCAACGTAATTTCAATAAATGTCGACGGTAGTTTAGATATAACTGACTCTGCAGGAGATCCTATACCTGTTAGAGCAAAGAATTTCTATATAGGAAGTGTGGGCATGCCTGCCTATACAGATGGAACTAGTATTACCGGACTTGTGTTTCCAGATGGTTCTTTACAAACATCAGCTGCTTCTAAAATGTACACAAATGCAGATGCAGCTAACGGATTAAGTTTGAGCGATCTAAAACCTGGAGATTATTATTATGACGATGTCAATGCTTCTATATACATTTGTTATGACACAGGCCTTGGATACTTTGATATTCTAGATTTGACTGTAAGATCTTCATAAATTTGATAGGGTAAATACAATACCGTGACCATTTATTATTATCCTAATCCATTAGCACAACCAGCACCGGCTACAGTAGCAGCCGATAAGTATTTTGGTTCACAAGATGTCTATATCAATCAAAACGGCGCAGCTCGTGTTGGTATTTTAGGCTCCGGTTTATCCGCTGGTAAAATTACTCTCGGTAATTACGATTTAACTAAACTTTATTTAGGAGTTATTGGCAGCAAGTTTCCTGGTCTAGCCTCTCCACCAACAGCTCCTCCTGTGGTGGCCACAGCTTTGCTGCCCACTTTATCTTTTACGCAGGGTTTAGGTCTGTCATTTGAAGCAGTCAGTGTATTTGGCGGCAGTGGTATAGCTGCCGAAACTTTAAATGTTAGTATTGACCCTCCACTACCTGCTGGGTTAGTTATTAAAACAAACAAAGTTCAACTGAGTGTAGCAGGGTCCGCACCTACAGTGTCAGGATCTGGTACGGTGTGGAATGTTACTTATTCATTTACGACACCGGTCAACAGTGCTCAAGTAGGACGATTTTACGCAGTAAGAGGACAAACTAAGACTTCATATAACGGAATTTGGGAATGTACTGCTGTTACCAGTAATACTATTACCTTGAGATACAATGCCAATCCTGCAGCCAGCGGTGGAAGTACTCCACCAGGCCAAGTATCATGGAACACATTGGCTGCTACTGTTATTGTTGATGCTGGAGTAAAATCTCTAACAGCGGCAGACACTGTAAATTATTGGTACAATTATTTAGATGTAGCAATAGAAGGCACACCAAGTGTAGCGTCGGCATCTAGATCTTATGTAATAACATTTACTGATGCGTTAGGTAATACTGGCAGTACCTCGTTTACTTTGGGAGTTGAATCAAATACAACACAACTAAGTGCTACGGTAAATGTTGCTACTACCACTCTTGTTCAAAATACAGCAGCCGTTGCATTTAGTCCAATAACAGCTTCTGGAGGAGAAAATCCCTTAACATTCAGTATTAGTCCCGCATTACCTACAGGACTAACTTTTAATCAAAGTACTGGTCAAATCAGTGGAACTCCTACTCAATCAATTGCTGCTACTAATTTTACAATCACAGTAACTGACAATATAGGACAAACTGCTGCCAATAGTTTTAGCTTGGTAGTTAATGCTCCGCCAGCTCTACTACTAACACAGACTGTTACTTCAAGAACACTGATACAAAATACGCTGGCAACATCGTTTATTCCAGTAAGTGCAACTGGTGGAGTAAGTCCGCTATCTTATAGTATTAACCCTACACTACCTGCCGGGTTAACATTTAATACTGTTACTGGAAATATCTCTGGAACTCCTACAATTTCCAGTGCAGAAACAAGCTACACAGTAACAATTACAGATTCAATTGGACAAAATGTCAGTGCGGCATTTACATTGATTGTAACTCCTCCTCAGATAACAACTGTTCAAGCAGTTGCTAGTAAGACATTAACTAGAAATATTGTTGTTGTAGAATTTATTCCAGTAACTGCAAGTGGTGGAACAGGTTCATTAGCTTATAGTGTTAGTCCTAGTTTACCTGCTGGTTTAAGTCTCAACTCAACGTCTGGAGCAATTACAGGTACTCCTACAGTATTATCCGGATCTACAGTATATACCATAACTGTTACTGACCAAGCTACGCAAACAAGTAGCAAAACATTTACATTAACTGTCAATGAACCAACTCAGTTAATAACAACTCAGGCAATAGCTACTAGATCTGTTTCTCAAAATTCTTTAATAACACCATTTACTCCAGTTACTGCTAGCGGTGGAGTTCCAGCGTTAACATTTAGTATCAGTCCTTTATTACCTTCAGGACTAAGTTTTAACACATCAACTGGTCAAATTAGTGGCACCCCTAGTGCGGTTAGTGTTGCTATAACTTACACTGTAACTGTTACTGATCAGGCTTCCCAAACAAGTAATAAAACATTTACATTAACTGTTGATGCTGTATCGTTGACAACTACATTAGTAGTAGCCACTAAAGTTTTATTGCAAAATGAAGTTGCTACTACATTTACACCAGTAACTGGAGCAGGCGGTGTTGGAACATTAACTTATAGCATTAGTCCTAGTTTACCTGCTGGTTTAACTTTCAGTTCTATCACCGGTGCAATAAGTGGAACTCCTACAGCTATTCTATCAGCTTCTAATTTTGTTGTAACTGTTACTGATAGTAATAATATACCGCAGAGCAGTAGCAAGACCTTTAGTTTAACTGTATCAGCAAAAGCTGTAGTTACAGTTCAAAGTGTGTCTGATGTGGTATTAATTCAAAATATCAGTATTACTCCTGCTATCACACCGGTTACTGCCAGTGGAGGAACTGGTACATTAAGTTATTCAATAGATCCAGCTTTACCTACAGGATTAAATTTTAATACGGCTAACGGGCAGATAACTGGAGTACCTAGTTCTCCTAGTTCAATTGCTACATATACTGTTACTGTTACAGATTCTAATAGTGTTCCGCAGAGCAGTAGCAAAACATTTACATTAGTTGTTAATCAATTACCTGCATTATCTACTACATTATCTCAGGCAACTGCATCGTTAACACAAAATACCGCAATTACTGCATTTATTCCCGTAACTGCTACAGGCGGACACGGTACATTAACTTATGGCATTAGCCCGGCACTTCCGGCCGGGCTAAGTTTCAATTCAACCAATGGACAGATAACTGGTACACCAACTGTAATTAGTGGGACTACTAACTACTCAATCACAGTAACTGATTTAGCTTTACAATCCAGTAGCAAAACATTTAGTTTAACAGTCAATGCTGGACCAATAATTACCACATTGGCTATTTCGTCAAGGGTAGCAACTCAAAATGTGACTATTAGTGCGTTTGTTCCGGTAACTGCTACTGGCGGATTTGGAACATTAGTTTATAGTGTTAGCCCAAGTTTGCCTTCAGGCCTATCGTTAAACACATCAACTGGTCAAGTTAGTGGAACTCCGACTGTTGTTCAGGGACAAACTACTTACACAATAACGGTTACTGACAGTGTGCCGCAGACTAGTAGTAAATCTTTTACACTAACTGTAGAAGCACCACCAGCAATTTCCACAGTACAAGCTATTCCTACAGTTTCGTTGACTACAAATGTTGCTCCAACAGCATTTACACCTGTAACTGCTAGTGGTGGATTCGGAGGTACACTAACTTTTGCGATTAGTCCAAGTTTACCTGTAGGTTTATCTTTTAATACATCAAACGGTCGTATAAGCGGCACTCCTACAGCAATTAGTAGCACTTCTACCTATACAGTAACAGTATCTGATGTATTAGCACAAACTAGCAGTAAAACATTTACATTGAATGTAAGTTATCCAGCGTTATCTACAGTACAAGTTGTAAACACTAAAACTGTTGTTCAAAATGTTGAAACGGTTTCATTTACTCCTATAACGCATACCGGTGGTCAAGGTAGTGTTGTATATGCTATTAGTCCCAATCTGCCTAACGGACTTTCTATCAATGCTTCAACTGGTTTAATTTCTGGTATATCTACGGTAGTGAGTGCTACAGCAACTTATAACATAACTGTTACGGATTCTGTTAATCAAACCAGCACAAAGTCATTTTCATTAACAGTAACAGCAGAACCTCCACCACCTCCAATAGTTACTACCTTAGTCACAAATGGCTATTCATTTGTTCAAGGAACAGTGGTAAATGCATTTACTCCTGTAATTGCAAGTGGCGGTAAGGGAACTTTAAGTTATAGTATTAATCCAGCACTTCCAGTCGGCTTGACTTTTATTACGTCAACTGGACAAATAATAGGTACTCCAACAAGTCCTAGTTTAATTTCTACTTATACTGTAACAGTCAGTGATCAAGCAAGCCAAACAAGTGCGAAGTCTTTTTCAATATATGTTGCGCTACCACCTGCCTTAATAGTCACGCAGGCCTTATCCTCTGTAACACTAACAAAGAATGTTGCTACTGCGGCATTTACTCCTATAGTTGCGTCAGGAGGTGTGGGTGAATATACATTTGTAATTAATCCAACATTGCCATCTGGATTGAGTTTCTTGAGCCAGAATGGTCAAATTATCGGAACACCTAGTGTAATTAGTCCTGTTACTAGTTATAGTATAACAGTTAGTGATTCAGTTCCTCAAAGCAACACAGCAACATTTAATTTGAATATTGTTAATCCAGCTGCGTTAATTACAGTTCTTTCTACACCTAGTGTTTCAATACCGCAAGGTCAAACAGTATCTGCATTTACTCCTGTTACGGCAAGTGGTGGTTACGAGACATTAACATATGCTATTGCTCCGTCGTTACCCAGCGGTTTAACTTTTAGCTCGTCAAACGGGCAAATAACAGGAACACCTTCAATTTATACAACTGTTACAAATTATACAGTAACAGTTAATGATCAAGCAGCCCAAACTAGTAGTAGGACATTCTCACTGGTTGTTACGCCACCTGCGTTAACCGCAACATTGGTAATACCATCTAGCACCTTTATTAGAGGTGTTACAATTACTTCTATCAATCCAGTAACTGTTGTAGGAGGATATACTCCATACACATTCACTATTGCTCCGGCTTTGCCATCAGGATTGATTTTTGTACCAGAAACAGGCCGCCTAGCTGGTAAAGCAACTATATCATCTGTTGCGACAGTCTACACTATAACAGTTACTGATTCTCAAAATAACACTGTTGAAAGGAATTACACATTAACAGTTAACGATCCTCCTATATTAACAACTATACAAAATGTTGCTACTGTTAATTTAATAAGATATACAAGTGTGGCAAACGTAGCACCAGTAGGTGCAAGTGGTGGACAAGGAACCATCTCGTTCTCTATTACACCTGCATTGCCTAGCGGATTAACTTTTAGCTCGTCAAATGGTAAGATTACTGGAACACCAACTCAGTTAGTTAATCAAGTGTATACTGTTACTGCTACTGATTCAGTAGGCCAGTTTAGTAATACAACATTTACTCTTGCGATCATCGAGCCTCCATTAGTTGCCACCCAATTAATTCCGGTTAATACATTAATTCAAAGTAAGGTAGCAACTTCATTTAAACCAGTTGGATTTACTGGTGGAAATCCGCCAGTTGCATATTCTATTGCACCAGCTCTACAATCTGGATTGATTATTAACTCCAGTACTGGTTTTATAAGTGGTACTCCTACAGTTGTTACGTCTGGTACAGAACATACTGTAACAATTACTGACGCACTATTAGCAGTTAGTAGTAGTACATTTACATTAATTGTAGATCCAGCCCCACTGTTAGTTACTACACTGACAACTAGTTCGGTATCATTGACAATTGATCAAGTTATTAACAATATTCGTCCAGTAGTAGGAGAAGGCGGTGTTGGCGTGTTAATTTATTATGTATCTCCAGACTTACCGGCTGGAATTACTTTTAACACATCGACTGGAAATTTGAACGGTATTCCTACGGTATTACATACAAGCAGTGAATATACAATATTTGTAGAAGATGAAACCTTACAAACAAGCAGTAAGTCATTTAATTTAAGTGTCATTCCTGCTACAATAGTTTCTCAAATAAATTATCCTACTATTGCGTTAACTCAATATACACAGGTCGTTCCGTTTATACCAGTATCGGGATCTGGCGGGTATCAAACATTAACATACAGCATTTCTCCGTCTTTGCCTACTGGATTAAGTTTCAACAACATTACAGGGGAAATAAGCGGCACCCCTACAGTTGCATCTAATGCTGTAACATATTCGGTAACAATTACAGATACAAGTGGTCAGCAAAATACAAGAACATTTAGTATTATTGTTGGAGACAGTGATCCAGATGTATTAGTTCCAGTACTTCAATCTTCGTTTATAGAACTTACTAAAAATGAATTAACTGGAATAAATCCTGTTACAGGAAGTGGAGGATATGGGGCATATACATATGCTATTACTCCAGAATTACCTTTAGGTTTAACTTTTGAGACATCTACGGGTTTAATTAGCGGTTCACCTTCTGTAATATCAGTTTCTACTAGCTATACAATTACAATTACCGACGGGGTTCCTCAAACAGTGTCGTTATCCTTCAGCATGTCAGTTGTTGAACCTGTAATAACACAAGGCAAAGGTTTTACAGGTAGTCGAGGTTTTACAGGTAGTCGAGGTTTTACAGGTAGTACTGGATTTGTTGGCAGTAGAGGCACAGTTGGTTTTGTTGGTAGTGCTGGTTTCGCCGGTAGTATTGGTTTCACGGGCAGTGTTGGATTTACTGGTAGTATTGGTAATATCGGTTTTACTGGATCTGAAGGTGTTGGATATACAGGCAGTCAAGGCATACCGGGTGAATTTGCAGCACTAGGCTATACTGGTTCAGCAAGCACAGAAATTGGATATACCGGCAGTCGAGGATTTGATGGTAGTAATGGGTTTGCCGGCAGTGTTGGATTTACAGGTAGTAAGGGTGATCAAGGTGCCCAAGGTTTTACAGGTAGTACTGGGTTTGTAGGCAGTCGAGGAGCAACAGGACAAGAAGGTTTAGAAGGTCCTATTGGATTCACTGGTAGTCGAGGATACACCGGCAGTCGAGGCCTTCAAGGCGATCAAGGCGATCAAGGCGATATTGGATTTACTGGCAGTCAAGGTGACCAAGGAGATCAGGGTCTCCAAGGAGATCAAGGAGTACAAGGTGTCACGGGATTTACTGGTAGCAGGGGATTTACTGGCAGTATTGGATTTACTGGCAGTCGAGGATTTACTGGCAGTCGAGGAGATACGGGATTTAGTGGAAGTTTAGGATTTACTGGCAGCATTGGTTATACAGGCAGTCAGGGCATACCGGGTGAATTTGCCGCACTAGGCTATACTGGCAGTGTTGGATTTGTTGGCAGTCGGGGAGATATTGGTTATACAGGTAGTGTTGGATTTGTTGGTAGTGTTGGATTTGTTGGTAGTCGGGGAGATATTGGTTATACAGGTAGCGTTGGAGATATTGGTTATACAGGTAGTGTTGGAGATGTGGGTGAACCTGGTAGTCGGGGGTACACCGGCAGTATTGGATTCGCCGGTAGTCGAGGATTCACTGGCAGTATTGGATTTACTGGCAGTCGGGGAGATATTGGTTATACAGGTAGCGTTGGAGATATTGGTTATACAGGTAGTCAAGGTATACCAGGTGAATATGCCGCAATAGGATTTACTGGTAGTCGAGGTAATTTAGGATATCACGGTTCAGTTGGTTTCACTGGATCATTTGGTTTTACAGGCAGTCTAGGTTTTACAGGCAGTCAAGGTTTTACAGGCAGTCAAGGTGATCAGGGAACAATTGGATACAGCGGATCAGTTGGATTTACAGGTAGTAAGGGTGATCAAGGTGACCAAGGCCTCCAAGGAGATGTGGGATTCACAGGTAGCCAAGGTGATCAAGGCGATCAAGGTAACCAAGGAGATGTGGGATTCACAGGTAGCCGAGGCAATACGGGATTTGTTGGCAGCGTTGGATTTACAGGTAGTCAAGGCATACCAGGTGAATTTGCTGCGCTGGGTTATACCGGCAGTCAAGGCGATATTGGATTTACTGGTAGTTTTGGATACACCGGCAGTGTTGGATTTGTTGGCAGTCGAGGATTTACCGGTAACCAAGGCAATATTGGCTATACTGGCAGTCAAGGCAGTACTGGATTTGTTGGATCTACAGGTGATATTGGCTATACTGGAAGTAAAGGCGATATTGGATTCACTGGCAGTATTGGATTTACAGGTAGTCAAGGATTCACGGGCAGTGTTGGATTTGTTGGCAGTCGAGGAGATACGGGATTTGTTGGATCTACAGGTGATATCGGATTTACTGGCAGTCAAGGTATACCAGGTGAATATGCTGCGCTAGGCTATACTGGCAGTGTTGGATTTGTTGGTAGTCGAGGAGATACAGGAGATCAAGGACTCAGAGGGTTTACAGGTAGTCGAGGAGTTCAAGGTATTCAGGGCGACATTGGCGATCAAGGTTTTAGCGGCTCTAGAGGATTTACTGGCAGTCAGGGCATACAAGGTGTAATTGGATTTAGTGGAAGTTTGGGATTTAGTGGCAGTCGGGGATTTACTGGCAGTCAAGGTATACCAGGTGAGTTTGCCGCGCTAGGCTATACTGGCAGTCAAGGCGAACTAGGTTTTACTGGAAGTAAAGGCGATACTGGTTTTACTGGAGATCAAGGAGAAATAGGTTATACTGGTAGTTTTGGTTATACTGGCTCTACAGGCAGTCAAGGCAACATCGGTTATACAGGTAGTAAAGGCGATAAAGGCGATGCTGGATTTATTGGTATACAAGGTAACACTGGATTTGTTGGCAGTCAAGGTGACATAGGTTATACTGGCAGTCAAGGAGATACTGGATTTGTTGGTAGTAGGGGAGATCAAGGAGATACTGGATTTGTTGGCAGTAGAGGATTTACTGGCAGTAGAGGAGATCAAGGAGATACTGGATTTGTTGGTAGTAGAGGAGAACTAGGATTTACTGGCAGTCAAGGCATACCAGGTGAATATGCCGCAATAGGATTTACTGGCAGTCAGGGTGCAGGATTTACCGGAAGTAAAGGAGAACAGGGAAATCCAGGTGGGTATACAGGAAGTCAAGGAGGTCAATTATTTAAATTTAACAATCCTGGCGGTGCCTTTGCCTATACTGTAGATGGTTATAACAATGAAAATTATCCTATTATAACTGTTTTTAGAGGAGAATTGGTGTATTTTGATTTACAAAATATTACTAGTTCTCATCCTTTAGCATTCAGATTGAGTTCTAGGAATACCAACACTGTTCCTGGAATGACTAACAATAACACAACATTGGGTAATCATTCTACGTCTACGTTAATTAGTTATAGAGTCCCGTATGATGCGCCGAGCCAAATTGTTTATCAGTGCGTGTATCACAGCAGCATGATTGGCATTATTAACATTGATGACAGAAAAGGATTTGTTGGCAGTCAAGGAATACAGGGAATACAGGGAGAACAAGGTTTAAGAGGATTTAGTGGTAGCAAAGGTGATAGTGGAAATCAAGGTGCGGATGGCAATCAAGGTTTTAGCGGCTCTAGAGGATTTACTGGCAGTCAGGGATTTACAGGAAATCAAGGTTTAAGAGGATTCAATGGTAGCAGGGGATTTACCGGCAGTCAAGGCATACCGGGTGAATTTGCCGCACTAGGATTTACTGGCAGCGGCGGTTATACAGGCAGTGCTGGTGCAGGATTTACTGGTAGCGCAGGTTACACCGGATCTCAAGGATACACTGGTAGTACAGGTAATACAGGTTATACCGGATCACAGGGCGACATTGGTTATACTGGTAGTCAAGGCGATACGGGATTTACTGGAAGTAAAGGCGATACGGGATTTACTGGAAGTAAAGGCGATACGGGATTTACTGGAAGTAAAGGCGCAGATGCCACAGGTTTTACTGGATCATCAGGTAGTGTTGGATTTACTGGTAGCGTTGGATTTACTGGAAGTTCTGCTGGACTAACTGTTAGTTTAACAAATATTTCTAACACAGTTTCTAATGTGATCACTGATGTTAATACTGTTAGATTTGACAGCGATTCAGGATTCGATATTACTGATCTAGGTGCCGGTGCAGTTAAGGTTGGGATGAATTCTACTTTTAAATATTTGCAAGTAGACGGACAAGAAACACTAGTAGCACAAGGATTAGACACACTTGAATTAGTTGCTGGTAGCAATATTGTACTAGAAACCAACATATTAACTAATCCTAAACAATTAGTGATTTCTGCAGATGTATCAGGCAGCATCGGCAGTGTTGGTTATACCGGCAGTGTTGGTTATACTGGCAGTGTTGGTTATACTGGCAGTGTTGGTTATACCGGCAGTGTTGGTTATACCGGCAGTATGGGCAATACGGGATTTAGTGGAAGTAAAGGCGACACTGGTACAACTGGTTTTGTAGGAAGTAGGGGTATCCCGGGTGAAGCAGCAGCTATTGGTTATACTGGTAGTATTGGATTTAGTGGTAGTCAAGGCGATACTGGGTTTACTGGTAGTAGAGGATTTATTGGCAGTGCAGGATTTACCGGCAGCAGAGGTTTACCAGGTGAAGCAGCAGCCATCGGCTATACTGGTAGTGTTGGTTATATTGGCAGTCAGGGCGCTACGGGATTTACTGGAAGTAAAGGGGATCCTGGTACATCTGTACAAATCACGGGATTTGCCACTTCCGTTGCTACACTACCTAATCCGTATTCGGGTGGTGTAGGTGATGGTTACTTAACACAAGATACTGGAAATTTACATGTATGGATGGGATCTAGTTGGATAAATGTAGGACAGATTAGAGGGCCTACCGGCTTTACAGGTAGTGCTGGGGCGGGCGGTGGAACTGGCGGTGGAATATCTTTCGGCAACTACGATGGTGGCGAGCCAGACAGTATTTACGGAGGAATAACTCCTTTAGATGCTGGCGGCGTAGTTTAATAAATATAGAACACAAAGTAAATTGATATAATTATGGCTATTAATATTCAACTGAGAAGAGGCACAGCTCAAGAGTGGAGTACAGTTAATCCTGTGCTTGCACTTGCAGAAATGTGTATAGAAACAGATACTAATCTTTTTAAGATTGGTAATGGTGTCAGTACCTGGAATCTTTTGCCCTATGGCGGTTTAAGAGGATATGTAGGCAGTACAGGTTTTACTGGAAGTATAGGCAGTATGATCGTAGCCAATGTACTCTATGTTAGTAAAAGCGGTAATGATCTCAATAATGGTTTAGCACTGAACACTAGTAAACTTACTATCAAAGCAGCAGTTGAAATAGCCACTTACGGAACTACAATTTTTGTAAAAAGTGGAGATTACACTGAAGACAATCCGTTATTAGTTCCTGAAGGTGTGTCGATAGTAGGAGACAATTTAAGAACAGTTACTGTTAGACCAGCAAACATCACACAAGACTTGTTTTGGGTAAAATCTGCATGTTATCTAGAACAAATGACATTTAAAGATCACGAAGCTCCGGCCGCAGCCGTGGCATTTCCTACAGATGGCTCCGCAGGAGTTATTCATACCAGTCCTTATGTACAGAATTGCACCAGTATGACTACTACAGGTACTGGTATGAGAGTCAACGGAAATCATGCGTTGGGATTAAAGAGCATGGTTGTAGATGCATTTACACAATATAATCAAGGCGGTATCGGCATACATATGTTGAATAGAGGAAACACACAATTGGTTTCAGTGTTTACAATCTGTACTGACATAGCCTTTTTATGTGAATCTGGAGGATTCTGTTCAATTACCAACAGTAACAGCAGCTTTGGTAATTTTGGATTAAAAGCAGACGGTGTAAGCACTGCATTATATCAAGGAACAGTTAACGGAACAACAGCCGGACGAACATTTACTGTGGACAACCTGGTAGTCAAGCCCAATGTAGGTGATGCAGTCAAGTTTACAGGATTTGCAGATTATTACACAGTGGCCACATCATCCGCATTCACAACAGGAGCCACTAATATCACATATCCCAGTTTTAGTCAAGAAGCTTCAGGATTAAAAAATGCTAGGAATATAATTTTAGATTCTAAAAGCAAATTACAAGTCGACACAATAGATTTTTTAAATGAAACTTATGTAAATTTAGATTTTAATCAATTCAAATGTAGTAGAGATGTGGGATATATTATTGATGCAGTTGCAGATGATCTAGTGTTAAACACCAACTATAAATCTCGTCTAGCTGGCATCAGTTATCAAAGAGCCACAGCCAGTGTGGTTATAGATGATCAGTTAACCGAAACTATTGCCGCAATCAATTTTGTAAAAACAAAAATACTAGCAATTTTAGCAGTTAACTATGCTGTTACTGACGTAGAGTATACTAGAACTGCAGCTAACTTTAACATAGTGATTGCAGGATTAAACAACACAGCGACTACACTTGTTTTTAATGATCCTACTGGAGTAACTGCCAACATTGCCAACGCTGCTGACATTTTACAGGCAAACAAAAATTTCTTGATAGAAGAAGGTATTGCATACATCACAGCAAATTTTGCAGGATTAACTTACAATCAAACCAAGTGTAGACAAGACATTTCTTTTATTGTTGATGCTGTTACATACGATGTTTTATACAATGGAAATAGTCAAACTGCCGATGCTGCCGACGAATATTATAGTTCAGGAACTTTACAAATTGAAACGTCTGAAAAAACAGCAACCATAGCCACATTTAATTATATTAAATCAGTGGCCAGCGCATGTGTTACTAATACCGTAGTTACAGCACTTAACATCACAATAACACAAAATACAGCTATTACGGCTGCTTCGTCTGCGGAAGCATTGTTAGTAACACAGTTGTTTGACATAGTGGTCAACATTATTGAAAATGCCTATACCAGCATAATTACTCTGGAAGAATCTGCTCCTAACATTGCTGACAACACAGTAGTTACATTCCACCAATATAGTCTAATAACTGCATCGGGCCACACATTTGAATTTGTAGGATCTGGTACCAATGTAAATACAGCATTGCCTTATTTAGGCGGGGTACCCATAACAGAAAATCAGGTGGTAACGACTAACGGTGGAAAAGTTTATTTCACAGGTACTGACCAACGTGGAGACTTTAGAATCGGTGAAGACTTTGTGATTAATCAAAACACTGGAACAATTTCAGGTAGAACATTTACTAAAAGTTTATTTGCTGTTATGACACCCTATATATTAGCAATTGGAGATTAATCGATGGCAACCGCATTACCATTAAACACGTTTAGAACTAAAGCATTTCAGCTTACCACAGCCAATCAAACAATTTATACTACTCCTACCGACTTGACCACTATTGTGTTGGGAGCACAGGCCAGCAACATCAGCAACGCAGCAGTGACCATTACATTTACATTGGTTAAAAATGCCATAGACTTTATCATGTTAAAAGAGTTTGTGATTCCGCCTAATGATGCAGCAGAAGTGACCACAGGCAAATTGGTAATCGAAGAAGGCAGTTCTGTAAAAGCAGTGGTTAGCGCCAACAACGCAGTGAACTTGGTATTAAGCATATTAGAAACAAGCAATGAGTAAAAGTAGATTAACCAGCGGCAAAATAAAAAAAATTACTGGTCCTCAGCTCAGTGAAGACAGGTATGAATTTCTAGATCTAGCCAACGCTGAACCTGACCTAGGATTACCTACAATAAATGAATCCATACTTGTAGGTGACACAGACGGCACGAGAACTTGGGTAAACATCACAACCTATACTGAAAATTTTAAAGGTTTTACTGGTAGTCAAGGTTATACCGGTAGCCAAGGAAATATAGGTTATACTGGATCAGCTGGCTTGGATGGTGTTGGCGGTAGCGATGGCACTCCGGGGTATACTGGCAGTCTAGGTTATACTGGGTCATCTGGATTTACAGGCAGTCAAGGTGCAGGATTCACTGGCAGTCAGGGCAATACTGGATTTGTTGGATCAACAGGAGATATTGGTTATACCGGTAGCCAAGGAGATATTGGTTATACCGGTAGCCAAGGAAATATAGGTTATACTGGTAGTATTGGATTTACTGGCAGTCGTGGCACTACTGGTTTTGTAGGAAGTTCAGGAAATGTAGGCAATGTGGGATTTACTGGTAGCCGAGGAGCTAATGGAAATCGAAGTGTTGCCTTGATACAAGAAGGTTTATTAGTGGTTCGAACAGGTTCGGTAAGATGGTATGCACCTGCTAATTTGACCATTCAAGAAATAACTTTTAGATTGGATGTGGCAGCAAATCAGATAGCAACCATTGTAATAAATAAAAATGGAGTTGCCACAAGAACCATAAATATAGCAGCGAATCAAGTCAAGGCAGTAAATACCAGTCAATTTGACATGACAACTGACGAATATCTCACAGTGGACGTTACTGCAACTGGTGCGCCAGGTGCAACTACCCAAGGATCAGGGTTAAGTGTGATATTTTTATATCAATTTTTAAATTTATAAGTAAAGGAAAACAAAATGGCTTCATTAACAGAAGATCAAAAAAACATGTTGAACAATACATTTGGTATTGATTTGGACACAATTGGCCAAGCCAATTATTCTGTCTATCACCAAATGAACTACAGTGTGGGCCCCATAAATTTGTCAATAGACGGACCTGGGCAAATTTTTTCAACTGAAATGTCCGGTAAATTGATTTGCCTTGCATTACACGGTGGTAACACTGTGATAAAACAGGATGGCTGTTTACTAGAAGATGGATTTGATCCGTCAGGAGACCAAGATGTATCTCAGGCTTAAATTCACCTCCGCCGCCAATCATCTTAATACTTTAATAAGCTCAAAAGCAATCAGTCAATGGATCATTGAGGCAATCAATGCAACAACAGCAGTCAGTGCCTTGCCAGCAGCAGCATTTGATATCAGCAACTGTGTGAGATTAGGCAGTTTACCTAGTCAAATCACAGTTCAAAGCAGCGTCAACCAAACCAGCACCGCGCAAACATTTATTAACGACAACTGGTTTCAATTTACAAAAGCGCACAGTCAAAACGCCAACTTTACAAGTTTGTTTAGAATTCACCAGGGCTCAAGCTACAACCAGGGCTGGCAACCTAGAATGCTGTCTAGCAACGGCACCAACATGGCGCCCACCGTGGTGACCACCAGTCATTGGTGGTATGATAGCAACTCTGCCATTTATTTTACTCATGGTGTCTCGAGCTGCGAAATGCAATTTTTTATCAGCAGTCATTGGGTAATTTGGAGCATTTTAGACGGCCAAGGACGAGGCGGCACAGCAGGAATTTATGATGTAGAATCCACAGGGCAAGATGTGTGGGCAAGATCACTCAACAGTCTATACAGCCCTCAAGTTTTTATAACCTCACATGGCGGAAGTTGGCCAAGCTCATCAACCAGCAGATTCAGTGAAGTTGACGCACAACGAAATATTGTAGGGATACACAGCAATCTCATGTACAACGGAGATGGAACCTTTACAAACGCAGGTACTCAGCATCGAGGTGTGTACGATTACAGCAGAGGTAGCGGCAACCCAATGCTGTATCCCGATCCTTTTTCAACTTTTTTCTCCACAAGAGACAACATTGGCGACACACAAAACTACATGATGCCCGTGTATTTCTATGCACAAAACCATACCAGCAGCACCGTGCCGGCAAGTCGAAGACTGTTGAACGGGCGTATACCATTCCTATGGAGAACCAGCGACATGGCTGCTCAAACTGGCCAAGCTGCAACTGTTAGTGGTACTGAATATAGATTTGTAAGATTACATGCTTGTGGCAGCACAGGCACTACTGACCTCAATGCTGCTGTCTACATGGTGCCTACAACGATAGGAGGAGTTTAAATGTTTGTAGAATTCAGAACCACAGCAAGCGGTTCAACAACAGGAACCGGTTTGAGGGCATTTGCCTACATGTTGGACTATGTGTTGACCAGCACAACAGCATCGAGAACTACTGCTATTGCTCAAGGCCTACAGTACTACATCGAATGGAGCACAGCCAATGCTGGTGGTTGGACTAGAAGAGAGACCACTGGTGATTTTGACAGCAGCTCCTCCACGCCCAATCAACATTGGGCCTGGAGTCAGAGATGTATAGGCAAAGCTGATCAAGCATTTTTTCACAAGGGGTTTGCCCTGCAGTGGAACTCACTGACTGCAACAAATAATAATTATTATCAAGGATACATGGGAGCATTTCAAAATCCTGCCGACAAAACCGCTTTTGCCAATTTTGACTTTGGCCGTCCATTAAACTTCAACTTTACCACCAACTTCGTCAACACCGTTGACTATTCCACTCTCAGCAGCAGCAATAGATCTATTAGCAACGATCGATTTGTAATATCAGCCGCAGAAGGATTCATGTTTATAGGCAACTTAGATCAAGGAACATTTTGGTTTGTGGGCGACGGCACTGCTCTGCCCATACATCAGTATGCTACATCTTCTTCTATACCTATGTTGGGAATAACTGGTCTAGGCGATTTTGGCACCAGTTTGACTAGACATGATCTGACTGTACACGTACACAAATACGACAGTGGAGCCGGCCTCGCCTACAATCAACTGAGTTCATTCAACCAACGAATAAGCAGCGACAGTACTGCCGCGCCTAACACTACCAATTTTTTAAATTTGTATCCTTCATCGCTGAGTAATCAAGGATTTCTCGACAGATTTGACGTAGACGGCAAAAAAAGCACAGCACTGTATCCTATCATTATAGGTAATCCTATCAAGGGCAATGCCTATCAAACTATGGAAGGATTATTGATACTGAGTGGACAAAATCATGAAACAGGTCAGACTTTTTATGTGGGAAGTTCTAGATATTATAAATTTGTTTGTAGTCATGATAGAACCAACAGAGCATCTCAGTATGGAGGATTAACATTGGCTGTTCCAATTAGGTAAGTTGTGTTGATTGATCGAAAATAAAAATTCATACCTACATTTCTTAAAAATGAATCAGTGTGTATAAGGAATAGAACAGCTAATGCCATTATACAGTATTAACAACGGAACAACATTTACCTTTAGATCGCCACGAAACGGGCCAACGTACACTGGCGGAAATAATAATTTGCCCATCATGTACGGCCCTACTCAGTCTGAGTTACAAGCCTACTATAATACTAACGATGCTACATTGGCTAGTTTATTAACTACCAATACATACTTTAAAGTCCCATTTGACGGATATCAATGGTGGCAAGTGCCTGCTACTGGTACATATAGAATTGTTGCACACGGAGGACCCGGAGGACCAACATCTGCTACAGGACGAAACGGTTCCAAGCTGACTGCTACTTTTGCACTGACTGAGGGCGAAATTATTTGGATTGCCGTAGGACAATCAGGCAGTAATGGCAATGCCACGGGTGCTGACTGGTGTAGTGGCGGTGGCGGTGGTGCCACTGTTGTGGCTAAGGCTCCTAGCACAGGCGGAACTGTATTATCTAATATTACAAACTGTTTGTTAATGGCTGCAGGTGGCAAAGGCCCAAGAGAAGCTAGATTTTCGCCAGCTACACCGACTGCGTCTAGTTCAGCTAACGGTACTAGTGGCGCTGGATTTACTAGTTTTAAAGGTCAGAGCTTTAATGGCGCCGCCGGGGGATACGGTGGATATATTGCATACGGTGGCTTCGGCGGCGGAAGTGCATCCGATGACTCAGAAGGTAATGCAGGTGGATACGACGGCCTGTATAGTGCAGGTCCAAACAGTTTTGTCGATGCTTCAGGTACTGATGTAAATAGAGTAGACACGGGTGAAGTAGGCTATAGTTTGCCCGGTTATGTGACCATTACTGCTGTGGCTGTCACAACGACACCGTCTGCGGGATTGTCAGCTAATAGTCAATCAGTTGGTAGCGGAGAAACACTTACTGTCACATTAACTACTACAGAAGTAGCCGATAATACTCTTGTACCTTATACAATAACAGGAGTTAACTCCGGTGATGTCAATGGAGCATCGTTAACTGGTAATTTTACCGTTGTTAACAACACAGCTAGTGTGAGTTTTTTAATATCTACTTCAACTAAAAAGACTCTTACACTGACATCAAATGGATTTACACAAACAGTTTCTTTACTGGAAAATAGATATGGCCTAGTTGTATTGAACGAAACGGCGTCCATCACCTCAACATTTCGAGACCTACCCATTGTTAATTTGACCTCTGTTGGGAATTTAACAACTATTAATGTTCTAAATGTAGGCAATCAATTTAAATTTTCTTTTAATCAAGATTCAGTTATCAAGTACACGTCAGCAAATGACTATAATTTGATTAATTTGAGTTCATCAACTTCAAATTTATTAAGTATCACAATACTAACACCTGGTGAACAAGCAAAATATAACTTAGCAGAATCTAGCAGTGTTATTCTTGCGCTTAGATCTTTTATTACAATTGACTTTGCCAGCAGAACTTCATTTAACACCAGTGAAGTTATAGATTTTGATCCTCCACAATATTGGATAGGAGCATAAGCACAGTAATGCCATTATACTCATTTACAAATGCTACATTTACACCTGGTGCGGCTAGCGGCCGCAACGGGCCTACTCTTGCTCAAGCAGTATCTGGATTAACTGGCACAGGAGTTGATGCTTGGAAAAACAATACTACATACTTCAACACATCAAACGGTATTCAACTATGGACAGTGCCTGCAACGGGACTGTACACTATAGACTGTTATGGTGCTCAAGGCGGTAATGCTGGAAGTCAGCAAGGTGGTCTTGGTGCAAGGATTAAAGGAACCTTTTCACTAACTGAAGGTGAAATAATTAGAATTCTAGTTGGCCAACAAGGTCAATCAGGAGCACACACTCAAGACGGTCAGCCAATGGGTGCAGGCGGTGGCGGCACATATGTAATACGCACACCTTACAATACTACACCTTCAATATTGACTATTGCAGGTGGTGGGGGCGGCGCATCACAAAACGCATATACTACTGCTGCTGGCTTCGGCGCCAGCGCTGGCAATAATGGTGTTGCGGGCCAAGGCGGAAAAGCCGGAGGCACTAGCGGTGGCGGTGGCGATGGCGGCAGCAGTGACGGAAGTGGGCCAGGCGGAGCAGGATTTACTGGCAATGGTCTTGTTGATCCTCTCAGTGGAAATCAACTTGGAGACAACGCTAAATCATTTACTAACGGTGGAGTTGGCGGCAGAAAGTCACTCTCATGGGGCGGCGTTGAAATCTACGGAGGCTTTGGCGGCGGCGGCGGTGGTGGTGGTCTAGCTTGCGGTGGTGGTGGTGGATATTCAGGCGGTGGTGGCGGTACTTGGTCCAGTCAGCTTGTTGGCGGTGGCGGCGGTTCTTATAATGCAGGCACTGATCAAACAAATACTGCTGCTACTAGAACTGGGGCTGGTTATGTTGTTATAACTTCTACAGTCCTGCCTGATGGATTGTCGGCCAATAGTCAATCAGCTGCCAGTGGAGAAACACTTACAATTACTTTTACATCTGCAACTACTGCCGATAATACCCTTGTACCTTATACAATAACAGGAGTTAACTCCAGCGACATCAATGGAGCATCGTTAACTGGTAATTTTACCATCGTTAACAAAACGGCTAGTGTGAGTTTTTTAATATCTACTTCAGCTAACAAAACTTTCACAATAACATCAAATGGATTTACACAAACAGTTTCTTTACTGGAAAATAGATATGGCCTAGTTGTATTGAACGAAACTCAATCTATTACCTCAACATTTCGAGACCTACCTATTGTTAATTTGACTTCTGTTGGGAATTTAACAACTATTAATGTTCTAAATGTAGGCAATCAATTTAAATTTTCTTTTAATCAAGATTCAGTTATCAAGTACACGTCAGCAAATGACTATAACTTGATTGATTTGAGTTCTTCAACTTCAACTTCAACTTTATTAAGTATCACAATACTAACACCTGACAATCTATATAAAAATGCTGTACAACAATCTAGCAGTGTTGATCTTACAGGAAAAGTTTTTTACTCAGTAGATTTTTTTAGTATCACAGATTTCAACGTGCCCGATCCAATACCATTAACATTTCCAGAAAGATGGGCGGGATAATATTAAGTGTGATGAACTATGATAACAGCTGGCTCAATAATAGTAATAACAAAAATTTAAAATGATAATTAATAGCATGAAGATTGCTATTATTGATATTATCGGTATACCCTATGATGGTACCACTGTAGATAAACAAGGTCTAGGCGGCAGCGAAAGTGCTGTTACCTTAATGGCCAAAGAGCTATCGCAAATTGGATTTGAAGTTACAGTTTTTAACAACTGTGACATGGATCATGCTGAACCAGGCATTTATGACACAGTGACATACCGTCCATTAGCTGCACTTGCACAAGACTATGAATTTGACATAGTGATCAGTTCAAGAACTGTGATTCCCTTTACTGATCCAAAAGACTATGTCAAGTTGTCCGACGGCAGAAGCAACCGTTTTGTTACAATGAATCTCTATGATAGAATTGTCAGCAAAGCTCAAATGAGAATCCTATGGATGCACGATACATTTTGTCTTGGCGACAACATGATCGAAGAGCTGACGGTAAACAATCGCATTACCGACATTTTTACACTCAGTGATTGGCACACAACTTATATTGCCAACTGTAATCACGGACGCAGACGTAACTTTGAAGTGTTGAAGAAAAAGCTGTTTATAACACGCAATGGTGTTAGACTTTATCACAACGAAGTAGACATTGCTGCCAAAGACAAAAACTTGTTTGTGTACAATGCAAGTGTTACCAAAGGCATGATACCGTTAGTTAAACTGATATGGCCTCATGTCAAGCGGCACATTCCCCAAGCCAGGCTAAAAGTCATAGGCGGCTATTACAGATTCAGCACCAATACAGAGCCGGATCAACAGGAAAAAGATTGGCGAGTTATGGCCAACGATCCTGAATTAGCCAAACTGGACATAGAGTTTACGGGTGTTATCAGTCAACGAGAGATTGCTGATATATTGACCAAAGCAAACTTTATGCTGTATCCAGCAGCGTTTCCTGAAACATATGGCATCTCCTCTATGGAGAGTCTGTGTTACAATACTCCTATCATAACTTGCCGATTTGGCGCACTTGAAGAAATTGCAGTAGAAGGCGCTTGCTATCTAATCGACTATGCTATAGAACCCAACAGCCTATTCGCAGATATAAATGTTCCGCAACAAGTTGAACAGTTTGTCAAAACTACAGTGGAAGCATATCACAACACCTATCTACATCAACAGAAACAATACTACTGCAACATCGTTAAAGACATTGCAGGCTGGAATAGTGTAGCACTACAATGGAAACAGCACTTTTATAAAAAGGCAGGTCACTATCTTAACAAACAAGACTATCGTGCTGCAAGCAAAATCAATCATAGATTGCATAAGATATACAATCGCAAGTTTCACAACACAGTTGAGTTGGAAAACTACAAAGTAGGCAAAGAACAGCAGATTGTGGTGATCAGTCCTTTTTACAATTGCAGCAAGTATATTGAAAAATGTATAGCCAGTGTAGCTGCACAAGATTACGACAACTATCTACATTACCTGATCAACGATGCCAGCACCGACGATTCTGCCGATGTGGTCAAAATAGTATTAAGTAATTTACCGGAAGAACTTAAAGGCAAATTTCTACTGATCAACAACAAAGAAAATAAAGGTGCGGTGCGTAATCAAATAGAAAACATTAAGCCATTAGACGATGCTGCCATTGTGATGTTGCTAGATGGCGATGACAGTTTGATCAACGACAATACTGTGTTCAGCTATTACAATACTATCTATGATAGCACAACAGAATTTACCTACGGAAGCTGTTGGAGCATGGCGGACAATATTCCATTGATTAGTCAACCGTATCCTGAGTCGATCAAACAGAACAAAACTTATAGACAGCATCACTTCAATTGGATCTTGCCCTATACACATTTAAGAACATTTAAAAAGCATTTGTTAAACAGTTGTGATGATGCACAATTTAAAGATGCAGAAGGAAAATGGTACAAAGCAGGAGGAGATGGTTCAGTATTCTACGCACTGATTGAAGCAGCTGATCCTACCAAGGTAAAATGCCTGCAAGATGTTGTTTACAACTACAATGATGTCAATCCTTTGAACGATTATAAAGTCAATACACAAGAGCAAAATAAAAACGCACGAGAAATAGTAAAGATGTCAACCGAAAAAAAAAGAATATTAATAGCCATACCCACAGCGAAGAACATAGAGCCCGAGACGTTCAAGAGCATTTACGACCTAACAGTACCCGAAGGCTACCAAACCACATTTCAATACTTCTACGGTTATAATATTGATCAAGTGCGTAACTTGATTGCTGACTGGGCTGTTAAAGGATACGACTATCTGTTTAGTGTGGACAGTGACATCAGCTTTGCACCTGACACACTTATCAAACTTTTAGCGCATGACAAACCTGTGGTGTCAGGCTTATACATACAACGCAAGCCTGGACAACACATTTTAGAAATATACGAGCATAATGCTCACGGCGGTGTGTCTAATGTTCCTTATGGCAAAATTAAAGGGCGTGGATTAGTGGAAATTGCAGGATGTGGATTTGGTTGTGTTTTAGTCAAATCCGAAGTACTGAAATCTATAGGATATCCTCAATTTAAATATTACAGTGCCTTGGATCACAATCATACAGTTTCGGAAGATGTAGATTTTTGTCGCAAGGCTTTAAACAAAGGATTTAAACTTTATGCTGATACTACCATACAGTGTAATCATACGGGAAGTTTTACTTTTGAAGTAGATAATAACATCACAGCAATACCGACACCCGAATTTAAGACAATAGATATCAAAACAAGACTTAGAGAGTTGGGCAGTCAACGATTGATTCCAAAGGATCATGTTGACTACTTGACTGCATTAAAAGCACAGGGGTTTGAGCCTCAGGTTATCTATGATATAGGTGCCTGTGTGCTGCACTGGACCAATGAGTCTCAAAGGATATGGCCCAATGCCGAAACTGTAGCATTTGAAGCTATGGACTCTAGTGAGTTTTTGTATAAAGAACAGGGCTTAAAATATCATATAGGTGTATTGAGCAATGAAACTGGCAATACTGTGGATTTTTATCAAAACGATTGGCATCCCGGCGGCAATAGCTATTACAGAGAAAATGAAGTCGTCAATCCTGAAGCACTTAACTTATAGGGTTTGATTGCAAGGGCTTGTTCAGCAACAACGGGCCAGATGGTGATTATCACTTTGTCAAACGCTAAATATTAAACATTAATATGATTTATAGAAAATATATCAACATAGTAGAAGCTGCCAACAAAGGTTGTCCTATTGCCACACACGACATTGATGTCAACTTGAAGAATCGTCAGAAGGCTATTGACAGCTATCACTACGGCCCAGTCAATCCTGATGAACCGGAGGCATACTGGAAGGATGCTGCCAAACTCCGGCCAAGGCGGTGCAGGTGGTGGCGCCGTACGTATTATTTGGGGACCAAGTAATCTCCCTATACACAGGATCTTATAATAGCAGCGAGTAACGGGCTAAATATCTAATACTGGATATATTATGCGAGCACACGAGATTATTAGAACAGTCCTGGACCTTATAGATCAAGCGGGACAGGCCACAGATCAACCTGACGATACACCTCAGGGCTATTGCGATGACGATCTAGCACGTTTCAAGCAGATTGCAGGCATTGTTACACAGCCTGGTGAAATGAGCCCATTAAGCAATAGTCCTAATGAAAAAATAGCAGATATTACAGCAGTCACAGTAGATGCTGGCGGTGGCGCAAACGGCCCTAAACACCCACATGACCTACGTGTAAAAGATCCAAGCATGTATCCAAATCAACAAGAGGTTTAATATGTCAGCAAACGGAATCGCACAATTAGCAACTAGAGAAGAAAGACAAGCAGCCAAATTAGATTTAGCACAGACTAGAAGACAGGCAGGCGGCAACATAACTCAGCCTTATTATCGTGTGAATAATACATACAACATAGATGCTCTGCCTACAAAATATAGTGGTAATACTGTAGTTGACAATCCTAACGTTGGCGGGTTAGTTCAAGGACGCCCCTGGATCAACATTGCCGGCATCACATTCGATCCGGACATTTATTTCTACAACAGAGTAGGAACTACTAATGCCAATGGGTATTTTGGCCTCGACTTCACGCCAACAAATGATGATCTAGAGTTCTTCGACAACCCTGTGGTTGCACCTGTGACTGAAACACAAGGCACTTTGGTCACATTAAATATCACTTCGCAACCTCAATACAATTCTATTCTGTTGATAGGTTATTTCCTTGCTCCAACAACAGAAACATACACCTTTTTCACTAACACAGACGATGCCAGTTACATGTGGATAGGTCCCAATGCCATTGAAGGATATACTCATACCAACGCTGTGGTGCAAAACGGAGGCCTACATGGTACCACTGAACAAAGCGGTACTATTAGCCTAGTACAAAATATCTATTACCCTATTAGGATCATGTTTGGTAATAACACTGGGCCAGGCACAATGGTAGTGAGTTTTTCCACACCTACCATTGCCAAAACATCCACATGGACAGGTAGAATATTCCATAACTCAGCAACTAACGGATTCTAATCAATGACAATAGATGTTAACGGCCGTGTAGTAAACTCTACTAGCTACGAGCACAGTTCAGAACCTAATCTCAATGATCTGCATAAGACCATGGAGTACAATGCTATTGGGCAACCTGTGCTTCGTGCCAATGTTAACCTAGTAGGATCAGGAGAAGGTTCCGGAGTTAGTTCCAGTATCGACAGCAAAGGTCGACTAAAAGTACAAACACTAGAGACTTTGTTCTACAACACATTCCAATACGGTAAAGAAACTGATGTATGGGATGAGTCTACTGACAACGGAGCATCGGCTACATTTCTCACAAACCAAGGCCTTGTTGACATGACGGTAACATCTACCCTAGGTTCTAAAGTGGTAAGACAGACTAGAAGTGTAATGAGGTATACAGCAGGCCGCATGAACACACTGACTTTCTCAGTTAGATTAGAAATGCCAGTAGTAGGAGTTCGACGTAGATTTGGCCTGTTTGATGGGTCCGATGGATTTTATTTTGAAGATAGTGGAACACTAGATGCTAACGGCCAACCAGAATATGCTGTGGTACTAATCAGTACAGCATCTGGATCCTTAGTCACTGAACGCATAACTCGTGCTAACTGGAATGGGGACAAACTGGACGGCGCTGGTCCAAGTGGCTTCACCGCAAATCCTTTGGCACAACAGATGATATCCATGGATTATGAATGGTATGGCGCTGGACAGATATCATTCAGTTACATTATGAACGGCCTGCCCCGTGTCATACACACATTCAACACTGGCAATAGACTGTTATTTCCGTGGAGCAGAACTCCGTTTTTACCCATTAGATTAGAGATTGAAAACTTTGGTGGTGCCGCGGGCACACATCATTTATATCAAGGATCTAACAGCGTACTAGTAGAAGGACGACTAGTTAAACAGGGTATTCCGGAAAACATACTAACTCCATTGACTGGTATCACATTAGACACAGCATTGACATTCTATCCTGTAGTCAGCGTTCGTATGAAACCCACTAACTTAGAAGCAGTTATTATTCTCACAAACTTCGTGGCCAATACACTGGACAACACTGACATCTATTATAAAGTTCTACGCAACGCTACACTCAACGGCACTTGGACAGATATGCCAGATGCCAACGCATTTACACAGTACAACTACACTTCAACAGGCGCTGTCACCGATGGCTCGCAATTTGATTCAGGATTTGTCACATCAGGCGCCGCAGTTAGAATTGACCTAAGTAACCAGGCAGATCTACAGTTAGGACGAGGCAGTATGGGCACAGTCAGCGATACTATAACTATTGCCATAGCCGCCAAAGCTGCCAACAAAAAAGCCGTGGCCAGTCTAAGTTGGATTGAACAGAGATGATGTACAGAAAATATATCCGCATAGTAGAAGCAGCCAACAAGGGCTGTCCAATCGCCACACACGACATTGACGTTAACTTAAAGAATCGTCAGAAGGCCATAGAAGAATATCACTACGGTCCTGCTAATCCTGAGGAGCCAGAATCATATTGGAAGGACGCAGCCCGTCGTTGGAGCATTACAGAAAAGACTGCTAAAACTATGAAGTGTGGAAACTGTGCAGCTTTTGATGTATCAGATAAGATGTGGGCCTGTATAGAAGATGGTATCAAAGGCGATGAGAAAGCAGCTGATGCTATGGCCACTATACACCGAGCAGATCTAGGCTACTGTAATTTTTTACATTTTAAATGTGCCGGCGATCGATCATGTACATCATGGGTCACAGGCGGCGCTATAGACAATAAGGATAGAACACAATGAACATTAGGGACTTAATTAATATAGTAGAAGGTCAATTTAGATCTAATGACGTAGAAGAATTTAAACCCGGTAATGATTCCCTAGATGACCTTAAATCTAAATACCTACCTGACTGGGAAATGTTAGATCACAAAGACCTACAAGCCAAATATGTAGCTAAGGATCATAGACATGCTCTAGAGTTTGTTAGTTGGGTCAATCAACTATGCGAAAAAATGGATCACTTTGCAGAAGTAACTCAGGATGTAGCAGAAGTTACTGTGAAAACATCTACGTTTGATGTTAAAGGATTAACAATATTAGATTTTCAATTGGCCATGCGTGTAGATAACTATGCTAAAAAGAATGATATCGAACAGGTCCGTATGAGTGGTAACTTTGGAATGCATAGATAACATGTTTACTAGATATGACATTCATTTAATGTCTAGTCCTGTTTGTTCTAAACCTGTAGCTGATTTAGATAAACAGGATTTTTTCTATTATGACAAGGATGGATTTGAACTTAATCAAGCCGAGCGTAAATTTTACGCAACCATGGGGCATCCTATCAATCATCCATTATTAAATCACTGCTGCTGGCAAGAACCTTGGTTTGAATTAACCGCAAAAGATTGTAATTTGATTTTAGATCACAGCATGTTTTTGTGTAGATGCGGATATGAACAACAAGCACTAGAACAACTCAAACACTTTAAAACATACACACCGCAGGCAGACTTACTGATTAAAACTCGACCAAAATGGGGGTTTGATTTTGCCTTAGATGCTGTACACAACGGAGAGATATTTGAAGTTATACACATAGAGTACGATCATTACGATTACGATTATTTTAGTAAACGTATGTTACACTTTGACCACATAGTGCGTCACACAGACTGGAAAGACGCCGCTAATAAAGTTTGGCAACACAGAGACCAGTGGCAGCATCTAAAAGGCTTTGAACAAAATGATTGGAAAGCTAAGTTTCTAATAGGTTGGAACAAAGCAGAGTATACTGAAAAAACAATATAGAAAAAGGACTCCGAAGAGTCCTTTTGTTTGAGTAATTTTAAATTACTTCTTTGCGCCAGCATTGACAAATGCGTACATCTTTTCAGCTGTCTCTAATACTTTTTCCAATCCTGGATAGCTTGGCATTTCAACCTTGCTAACGATTTGACCAGTCTTCTCGTCACGAGTAGCAGTCAATTCCCAGCCCTGAAATTTAGCATGAAAGTCTTCTTGTACTAGGCT